TCATCCGCAATCGCCACCGTCACCGTGCCCATCACCGGCTTCGCAATCGGGCGCCAATAGTCCTGAGACCCCGACAGATACCGTTTGCGGAGCGGGAACGTCGTCCGCACCCCATCGCCAACACCTAAGATTTGATCCATCGGCCCCGTCGCCGCCGAAGGGATTGAGGATTTCCAATCCGCCCAATCCTTCCATCGAAACGCATGCAGGGGCCCGCGCCGCGCCTCAAAGAACGCGATCAACGTCTCCAGATCGTCCAAGGACCGCAGCCCCATCCCCGCGTCATAGCGCCGGCGCGAATGTTCCCACGGCGTGTTGCGCTCCTCATGGCCATTGGCCAGCGTCACAATCTCGGTGCGCCGCTCTGGCCCACCCAGCGCGCCAAATGACAGGTTCGCCGGAAAGCGGATCTCGTGAAATGCCATGGTCCTGCCCCCTCAGCGGTTTCTTTGCCCACGCGCCAGCATCCGCTGGGCCTGCGCGGCAATCTGGGTCTGGCTGCGCTGAAAGCCCTGCACATCAGGCGTTGTGATGTTCATCACCACCGTGACGGGCCGCGAAGCACCTGCCGCCTGGACGCCAAGTCGGCCGTCAGCCCCGCGCGCCAAAGGCATGATCGCCTCTGGCCCCGCCTCGCCCATCAACCCGGTGGCTCCCCGCATCGGAAAGGCGGTTGCCTGTGCCACCACGCCCCCCTTGGCAAAGGGCATCACCCGGCCTTGGACAAAGGCACCACCCTTTTCAAAGGGCATCAAACCGCCCAAAAGCCCGTTCAACCCTTGGGCCAGCGCGCCGCCCAGCGCGTTCTGCACCGGCTTCATGGCCACGCCATAGATCGTGTCGGCCATGGTCCGCGCCACACCGCGCAGCGCATCCGACAGCTTCACCCCGTCAAACACCAGCCCATCGAAAGCCCGGCGCAAGCCGCCACCGATCCCCGAAGACAGCGTGTTCACCTCGCGCCCGGTAAACACCAAGCTGTCGCGCATCCGCGCCAACTCGCCGTCAAAGGCCGCCACCATCCCCGCACTGCCCGCCAAAGTGGCCTCAAGTGCGGCGATCTGGTCTTGCAGCTCGTCAATCTCTGCCATGATCCTTGCCCTTTCCCTGATCGGGATATGCCGCAGCCAGCTCTTCCAGCCGCGCCCGCGTCAAAGGCGGCCCAGCCGCCTCTGCGCCCAACATGGTCCGCAACTCCACCGGGCTAAGCCGCCAGAACTGATCGGGCGTCAGGCCCAAGCGGCCCATCCCGGCCCGCATCAACCCCGGCCAATCAATCCCGCTCATGCCTCGCCCGGCAGCTGGAACGCCAGCGCGAGCAACTCCGCCGCCACCCGCGCCGCCGCCACCGGTCCGCCGCCAATCTCGGCGGTGCGCAGATCGGCGGCCGTGCCTTGCCATCCCCCGCCCCGCAGCCCCGCTACGACCAGCGCCAGCACATCGCGCGTGGTGAAGGCCCGCGTCTCGAACCGCTCCACAAGCTCCATCAAAGACCCCGCCTCCAGCGCAGCCTCCAACTCAGCCAGCGTGCCCAAGGTCAGCTTGGCCACATGGCGCTGTCCATCCAGCACAATCGCCACCTCACCGGCATAGGGGTTGGCCATCGGCACGCCCCCTTACAGCGCCACAAAGGTCAGCTGACCCGCCGAGGCGAGGCTGATCTCATAGGTTGCCTCGCCATTGTGGCTGCCGGCATATTCGATGCTGGTGATCTGGAACGGCCCCTCAATGGTGCCGAAATCCGGCACAACCACCTGAAAATCCGGCGTCTCGGCGTCAAAGAAAATCTGCCGTGCGCGCCCATCGGTCGCCGCATCTCTAAAGACGCCCGAGCCCGAGATTGAGGCGGACTTTACGCCTGCCCCCGCCAGCAACTCCCGCCAGCCGCCCGCACTTTCCAGGCTGGTGACATCCACCTGATCGGCATTCAGGCTGAACCGCTGGGCGCGCAGCCCCGCCAGCGTCTGAAACTGCCCGTCCCCAACCATATCGACCTTGATCAACAGATCCTTGCCGCTCTGCACTGCCATATCTCATCTCCCTAACCGCCAAAGGGCCGCGCCCTTGGCTGTGAAAATCTGCTAAAGCTCCACCCGCGCCCGAAACGTCATGTCGATGCGCCGCGTGGTGCCCTCCTCCAGCCGCCGCGCCACAGCGCGCTGAAAATTGATCGACACCAGATGCCCTGTCGTCAGGCTAAGCCCCCCCGCCAACACCGCCGCCGAAGCTGCCGAGGCCACCGATTTCGCGGTCAAGAACCCTGTCGCATCGCTGATGACGCTGATGGTGAAGCGGTGCTCCGCCCCTGCCCCCGTGCCATCCGACTGATCCACCGCCACTTCGGGGCCGATCAGAATAAAGGTGCCGGGCGTGGTGCCAGGAGGCATGGCATCAACGATGCTCACCCCCGAAAGCGCAGGCGCCGCACTCAGCGCCCCGTAGATCGTCGCCTGCAATGCCGCCGCCGCCGCATAGCTCATGCCGGATCCTCCTCACGGGCAAAACAGGTCAGATACTGGCCACGCGGGCCCTCTTCGGTCACGGCCAGCAACGTGAAGACCCGCGCCCCATCGCGCAGCCGATCCTCAGGCCGAGGCCGCACCGTTGATCCCACAGGGGCAGCGCGCACCGTGATTCGGTAAGGCACCTGCGCCGCGCGCACTTCGATCCCGGCGGCCTCGCGCCCCGCCCCGGGCGTCAGCGCGGCCCACAAAACGCCCCGCACCACCCAGGTCAGCTGAAACCCACCCGCGCCATCCGCAACTCGCGCGGGCGCCTCCAGCACCATCCGGCGATCCAAGCGCAGCGTCTTTCGAGGGGCGCTCATGGTTTACCACCCAGGATCCGCACCGTGCGCCAGCGCTCGATCAGCGCCTGCACAGCAAAGGGTAAACCCGAAGCCCCCCCATCTCCAGGCTGGCGCGTTTCATAGTATTCAGCCGCCAGCAGCATCACCGCCTGCGCCAGATCCACCGGCACCTCAGCCCAAGTCGCGCCAAAGCCTGCGTCAAACACCACTTCAGCCCGGCCATCCATCGGCACGACAGGCAACAAGACCCCCACCGCCACCAGCTTCGGCCGATGCATGTCCGGCACCAGCCGATAACGCGCGGGCTCCACCACCGTGGCCGCACCCTGCACATCGACCACTGTCACCGACACCACCGAACTGACCGGTGCCACCGGCAAGGGCTGCTCACCCGCCCCCCGCCAATCCTCAAGCTCCAGTTTGAACCGCCGTGCGATCAGCATCTTGCCGATCCGCCCCTCGACCACTGCAATCGCGGCGCGCAGATAGGCCTCGATCAGCCCATCTTGCAGCCCATCCTCGGTGAACCCCGACCCCAGCCGCAAATGGTCTTTCAACCCTTGCACAGGCAGGGCCGCAACGGGGACCGTTGTCATTTCCGTCAGCATCATCTTCAGATCCTTTGCCATCAGCCCAAAGGCCCATTCCTAACCCGCGCGCGCCCAGAGATCCGGCCCCCTCACAGGGGCCGGACCCGCAGCCTCGGCTTACGAGACCGCAACACGCAGCAGCTTGATCGCCGCAAAGTCGGTGACATCGCCGCCCACGCGCTTGTTGGCGTAGAACAGCACATTCGGCTTGGCCGAGAAGGGATCACGCAGGATGCGCAGATCGGGACGCTCGGCAATCGTGTAACCGGCGGTGAAGTCGCCAAAGGCGATCGGGTGGCTGTTGGCCGCCACATCCGGCATGTCCTCGCAGATCAACACCGGATAGCCCATCAGACGCGCGGGCTCCCCGGCCTGCAGGCTGTCACCCCACATAAAGCGGCCATCGGCATCCTTCATCTTGCGCACCGCACCTGCGGTTTTCGAATTCATGAGAAAGGTGCCATTGGCGCGGTAATCCGCCCCGAGCGCATAGACCAGATTGACGATGCAATCGCTGGCATTGGTGGTGGCAAAATCCGCCGCCGCGCCGGTCGGGATGTAACCCAGATTCCCCCAGGTCCAGGACGCATTGGCCACCTTCGGGGGCAGCAAAATCCCGCGCGGCTTGTCCACACCGTCGCCATTGATGAAAGCGGCCGCCTCGGCAC